AGATCAAGCGGCTGCGTAACGGGCTTCAGGATATCTACTTAGGTGTAGCAATCCCCAAGGCCCACGCTTTGAAAATTCTCACCCACAAAGGACCCAACCCGTGAGCGACGAGCCCGAAGAATTTCACCCCTATGTGCGGCTGCTGCTGGCCCGCATGAAGTCAAACCCTGACGACTTTACCTATGAGGCTAATCTAGTACCTCTAAACACTGAGATGTTCTTCACCGAGGCGGAGAAAGCTGCGGTGTGGGCAGCTAGACGCGAGATAGCTCTAGGTCGCAACCACTCCAATCTCATGGAACAAATCCTGAAGGCCAACGAGCCTAAGGAGAATAAGTACGTGCTTCCAGACGGCTCGCAGTACAAAGTTACGGAGCGGTACAGCCATACTCAGCTGGACCGCGACGCCTATCTGCTTCAGAGCCAACGCATGCAGAACTCGCTCCAAGCGGCTCAACAAAGCGCCCTCATGCAAAGCCAACAGGCTTACAGCGGACCTATGCCCCCGATTCCTAGTACCACAGTGACCCCAGAGTTGATCAAAAGCCTCAACAAGCTCGTAGGAAGGTAGCTGTATGTCCCCCCAAGAACACAACGAAAAGCAAATCGCAGAGCTCACCAGTGAGGTTGAGTTTCTCGAGGAAGAGGTCAAGCGCCTCAAAGAGGCTGTCCGCTATCAAGACTGGAGAGATGGACGTATTGGTACCCATAGCCCCGACTGCTATACTCACGGGGTTGGGCACTACGAGTGCGCCATCAAAGAAATCCAGCGCCTCAAAGGCGAACGAGAGGGTGCGCCGTGATTACATGGTCCTACAGTAGCATCAAGACCTTCGACCAGTGCCCGAAGAAGTATTACCACCTCAAGATCGCCAAGGACGTCAAGGACACGGCTGGCCCTGAGGCGAGCTACGGGCATGAGGCTCACAGTGCTGCCGAGGAGTTCATCAAGACGGGTGCCCCCATCCCTTCCAAGTTCACCTACATGCAGGGGCTACTCGACAGTCTCGCGGCTATCCCCGGCGAGAAGCACACGGAGCTTAGGCTTGGCATCAAGCTAACAGACGAGGGGTATGCACCATGCGGGTTCTTCGCCAAGGACGTCTGGTGGCGCGGCATCGCTGACTTGGTGATCATCAACGGGACCAAGGCGAGGTCCATTGACTATAAGACTGGCAAGAGTGCTCGCTACGCGGACCTGACCCAGATGGATATGATCGCTGCTGCCCTGTTCCTGCACTTCCCCGAGTTGACCGAGATCAAGTCGGCTTTGGCCTACGTTGTTAGTGGGGACTTCCTCCCCAAGAAGCACGAGATCGAGAAGCATAATACCTATCTGCGCACCTTCGACACCTCTCTGGACCGACTGGAGAAGGCCATCGAGAGCGGTGTGTGGAACGCCAACTCTTCAGCTTTATGCGGGTGGTGTCCCGTGGTATCGTGCGAGCACCATTATGTCCCTAGGAGGCGATGATGCCCTACGTGAACAAGCCCCGCCCATACAAAAAAGAGTATGAGCAGTATCACGGCAAGCCCGAGCAGATTAAGAAGCGCGATGAGCGCAACGCTGCCCGTGCCAAGCTAGCTAAGAAGGGCGTAGTTCACAAGGGTGACGGCAAGGATGTCGACCATAAGAAAGCCCTGTCCAAGGGCGGCTCCAACAAAGTCTCAAACCTACGTGCGGTCAGTGTCCACAAGAACCGTTCGTTTGCCCGAAACCCCGACAAATCAATGAAGTGAGTTCATGTCCATACTGAGCAACTACCACTGGACGGGGAAGCTGACCCCGTACGCCCACCAGAAAGTTACAGCAGACTTCCTCGTCAACAACCCCAAGGCCTTTTGCTTCAACGAGCAAGGTACCGGTAAGACCGCATCTGTCATCTGGGCTGCTGACTACCTCATGAAGCAGGGGCTGGTGAAGCGGGTGCTTGTGCTGTGCCCGCTATCCATCATGAAGGCGGCGTGGCAACAGGACCTGTTCAAGTTCGCCATGCACCGCAGCTGTTCCGTGGCCTATAGCTCTACGGCAGAAGGCAGAAAGAAGATCGTCCAGTCCGGGGCTGAGTTCGTTATCGCTAACTACGATGGGGCAAACATCCTCAAGCAAGAGCTGATCAACGGCGGCTTTGACCTGATCGTGGTGGACGAGGCGAACGCCTACAAGAACCCCGCTACTAAGCGGTGGAGGACTTTCAAGGACATATCCGCGAATATCCCCCGCATCTGGATGCTTACGGGTACGCCAGCAGCGCAGTCGCCCCTCGATGCCTATGGCCTAGCCAAGATCATCAACCCCGCCAACACCCCCAAGTACTACGGCTTATACCGCGACATGGTGATGTATAAGGCGAGCCAGTTTCGGTGGATGCCTAAACCAGCAGCCAAGACGGTGGTCCACAGTGTGCTTCAACCCGCGATCCGGTTCGAGAAGAAGGACTGTATCGACCTGCCTCCGGTGACCTACGTGGAGCGCGATGCGCCCATGACCCCCATGCAGAAGGCCTACTACAAGCTCCTACGCAGTCAGATGCTGTTCTCCGCAGGCGATGAGTTGGTTACCTCTGTCAACGCAGCCGTAAAGATGAGCAAGCTGCTCCAGATAGCTTCAGGCGCGGTCTACACGGACACAGGGGAGGTGCTTGAGTTCGACGTGAGCAACCGCCTCAACGTCGTGCTTGAGGTCGTGGAGGAGTCGTCGCACAAGGTCCTGATCTTCGTGCCCTTCACCCACACCATAGAGCTACTTCAGAACCTGTTAGAGAAGCACAACATCAGCTGCTCCGTGATTAACGGCGCTGTGTCGATGAACAAGCGGTCGCAGATCGTGCATGACTTCCAGACCAAGCCTGACCCGCACGTGCTGATCATCCAGCCCCAAGCAGCCTCTCACGGTCTCACCCTCACGGCGGCGAACACCGTCATCTGGTACGCGCCTATCTCGAGCGTGGAGACCTACCTGCAAGCCAATGCCCGCATCGACAGGCCGGGGCAGCAGAACAACATGACCATCTATAACATTACGGGTAGCGACGTAGAGACACGCCTCTACAAAATGCTCCAGACGAACGTGATGAACCATCAACAGATAATCGACCTTTACAAACAGGTGCTCGCTAATAGCCCTTGACACTGTATAATGTAAGATTACTGTGGTCACGTCCCAAACCGGAGCAACCCATGTCTACCACCTTAGAGGATAAGATCAGGGCCTATGTCGCAGCGCGTGACGCTGTGCAAGCCCTCGAAGCCAAACACGAAGCCGAGCTCGCTGAGCTCAAGACCGAATTGGAGGAGATCAGCAATGACCTTCTCTCAATCTGCAACGAGCAGAGCGTTGACAGTATAAAGACCCCTGCCGGAACACTGAGCCGCCGCGTGAGCGAACGGTTCTGGACTACCGATTGGGGTGCAATGAACGAGTGCATCATCAAGCATGAGGCACCGTTTCTTCTTGAGCACCGCATCCATAACGGAAACATGCGGACGTTCCTTGAAGAGAACCCAGAGGCTCACCCTGCGGGCCTCCAACTCGACCGTAAGTACGTAATCCAAGTCCGCCGTCCATCGGCTAAATAGGGGATATACCCATGACTGAGCTAAGCATCTTCAAAAGCGGCGCTATCGCCACCTCGGTAAAGCGTGAGCCTACCGAACTCGGTAAGTCGCTATCTGCAAGCAGCACGACCCGTCGCATCCAGACGAACACTAATGGTACCTTCAAGCGCATCATCAATGGTGAGCAGGTCGGTAACGCGGTGCGCGGCGAGATCAACGTGATCATCGTGCATGCCCTACCCGAAGTCTCTCGCGTCTACTACAAGGGGAAGTACGACCCCAACGCTAAGCCCACCCTGCCCGACTGCTGGTCTAACCTCGGCAAGACCCCTGAAGCTGCTGCCTCTAATAAGCAAGGTACAAGCTGTCAGACCTGCCCGCAGAACGTCAAGGGCTCGGGCGATAACGGTGGCCGCGCATGTCGCTTCCAACGTCGTCTGGCTGTCCTCGTATCGGGTGATAGCACGGGTGAAATCTACCAGTTCAACGTCCCTGCCAAGTCTCTCTTCGGTAAGGGTACGGGGAACGTCCATCCGTTTGAGAGCTATGTGAAGTTCCTGCTAGGCAATGGTGAAAGCCCTGACACGGTGGTGACCAACATCAGCTACGACCTCAACGCGGATAGCATGCAGCTGCTGTTCACTCCTATGCGCAACATCAGCGACGAAGAGTACGCAGCGGTGAAGGAGGCACAGGCTAACCC